ACTGGAGGCATAGAGCATGGCCCGCGATAAACTTACCGAATATTCGGCAACGGCTTCCGAGAACACCGTCTGCGGCGATGTGAACATCGCTGAGAACAGTGCTTTGCCGAGCGACATGACTACCTACGCTCGTGAGATTATGACCCATCTGAAAAACTTCTCAGATGGCACGGATGCGATTGATGCGCTGGCGGTGGACAATCTCAAGCTCGACGGCAACACGATCTCGTCGACCGACACCAATGGTGACATCACGCTCGACCCAAATGGCACTGGTTCGATCAGCCTTGACAGCGGCGTGGTAATAAACGAAAGCGGCGCTAATGCAGACTTTCGCGTCGAGAGTGACGGCAACGCCAACATGCTGTTCGTTGACGCAAGCGCAAACAATTTTGGCGTAGGACACGGCTCGCCGAACAGAACGTTCCATGTCTCAAGCCCCGGCGCAGAGGTCTCATTCGCCAACACCAATATGTCTGCCGACCGCAGGACAATGAACTTCTTTATGTCTTCGGACAAGGCGCACTGGCGCATGTTAAATGATGCAGGAGACGCCGGTGGCGGTGCCGTGACATTAGACTTCACTGGCAACATGACGGTTCCGGCTAACTTAACCGCCAGCGGCACAGTCTTCGGCGACAATCAGATTTTGCAAGTCGTGAAGGCAACGCACTCCTCGACGACACAGCTAACATCATCTGGGGCGGCACATGAATTGACAAGCAGTCTGCGCCTTTCGATCACGCCGAAAGCATCAGACAGCTTGCTGTATCTAAACTTTTTCGCACCCTTTGCCTATCCCAACAGCAATAATTTGCAATATGCCTACTTTTACGATGTGACTAACACCGCGTCTGTGGGCTTGCCGACAGCGTTGGGCGCTCGCATGTCAACAACTTGGGCCAAGCGCACAACCGCCTTTGATGCTAACGACATGGACACCATAAACATGAGTGCGGTGATCGGTGCCAGCAACACCAACGCACGCACCTACACGATCTACCACCGCACAGAAGGTGCCGTCGCGCAGTTTTTGCAATCGACATTGGGGTCAGCGGCAGGCACGGCCACCGTTATGTTTTTCTATATTATGGAGGTCGCAGCCTGATGGTACAGGACAGTCACAGACATACCGCGATTTACGCGCTTCACGATAACGTCGCCTATGTCGTGGGCGATGAGAACGGCGTCAAGGCATACGACGCAAACAATCAGGAGGTTGCCTACGACAGCGCCGCCGTAGAGACAAAAGCTACTCAGGTTGAGGCTGATGAAAACTTGGCTGCGCTTCGCGTTGAGCGAAACAAGAGGCTGGTCGAGACAGACTACTGGGATGCGTCAGACACGCCTGCGATGTCTCAAGCTCAGATCGATTACCGTCAAGCACTGCGGGACATCACTGACAACGCGACAAGTCTCGACGACGTGACTTGGCCGACTAAGCCGTAGGTGCGCTGATGGAAATGTCATCAATGATGGCCTGGAACATCCTCCTCACGCTGGTCATCGGACCGGCGTTTTTTATTTTCCGTTCCATGCTGGCAGAGATAAAGCGCATCGACATTCTGCTCAATAGAACGCGGGAAGACTATGCCACGCGCTCTGAGCTGAAAGAGGACATGCAACAAGTCCTCCAGGCACTGCACCGCGTTGAGGACAAGCTCGACCGCGCTTTAGGCCGGCAGTGATGTGGAGCTGGTTCACGTCTTCCTCCTGCACGTCTTCCTAGAAGGCCAGCCCAAGTCCCGCGACATGTTCTTTTATAGTGTGGATGATTGTGTGTATTTCGCACAACGCCTCCACAAGCAATCCGCAAGCGGCAAGATCACTGCCTACTGCCTACCTGTCAAAATCGACCCCGATAAAACGAAGGTGTACTGATGATCGACCCTATGTCGGCTTTCGCGGCTGTGTCAGCGGCCAGCGGGGCAATCAGCTCGGCCATAAAGGCGGGGAAAGATTTATCGAGCCTAAGCGGCCCGATCTCAAAGTACGCAAAAGCGGAGGCAGAGCTTAATTTCGGGGCGACCCGGAAGAAGAACAGCCTGTTTTCCAAAATGACTGGCGCAGAGCAAGCCGGCATAGATGAGTTTTTCAGGCAGGAAGAGCTGAATTCCCTCCGCGATGAGATGCGCTCCATTTTCATGCTCTATGGCAAACCAGGTGCATGGGAGCGGCTTCAGGCTGAGATAGCCCGGCAGCGTCAGATACAGAAGGACGAGCTGGAGAGGCGCGCCAAGATCAGGGACCAGATCATCATGTGGACCGTGATCCCGCTCATGCTGATTGTGGGCGCCGCGTTGCTGTATATCTTCATCAGCTTCCTCAAGGGCACCCGATGAATGTCCACAACGAGGGGGCTCGTAGGTGAGTTTATCACCTGTGCCGCCATCATGTCCCTTGAGCAAGGATGGCGGGTGGTACATTGCCCGCAGGATGGCATCGACATCATTGCCTTCCTTGACGACGATTTTGTCAGGGTTCAGGTCAAGTCATCCAGCTTGCGGGCGAACAACAGCAGCCGGCGACCAGGCTATCATTTTCAGAACGGTAGCGGCTCCTCAAAGAAGAAGCTCCCCGACCCTACAACGCAAGACATCATTGCGCACTGCTTCCTCGACGCCCGGCGCGTCGTCTTCTATGCGGCTGAGTCCGTGAACCAATACAGCCAGCGATATTCGCAGTCCTATCCTCTCCGCACTGATCTGGAGCAAGAGAGCTGGGACCGCGCGGTCGCTATTATCCAGGAAAGGCAGATATGACTAGCTTCATCGACCAGGTGGCCGAGCAGATCATGCACCATGAGGGTGTGCGTCTGGCGGTCTATGACGACGCAACCGGCAAGCCGATCGTGGCCGGCGACATGGTTCAAGGCAATCCGACCATCGGTGTAGGGCGCCTCCTCACAGATGATCGAGGCATCACCGAAGACGAGGTGATGTTGCTTCTCAAGAACGATCTGACGTGGGTCGCTGAGAAGGCCCAGACATACGGCTTCTGGAACAAACTCGACAGCGCCAGGCAGATGGTGATCATGGGCATGATCTTCAACATGGGCAATCGCTTCGATCAGTTTAAGAAGATGATCGCAGCTCTTGAGGTTGGCGACTATGAAGAGGCCAGCGTCCAGATGCTCGATTCCAGGTGGGCCAAGATCGTCAAAGGGCGGGCTGTTGAGCTTTCCGAGCAGATGCGGACAGGCGTCGTGAAATGAGTAAGATCCTGCTTGAATATCGTATCGTGCCGCGTCTGATGATGCTCACCATGACCGGCGTATATATAAGGTGTATTGAGTGGGCTCTGCATCAGCCTGATCTCTCCACGCAACAGAGTGCGCTCATCAGCGTCGTGACAGGTGCCATGACCGGCGCTTTCGCTGTATGGGTCGGGAGCGAAAAGTCCTGATCTGGCTTCTCGTGATGATCACCCTCACACCGTCTGGCTTTGATGTGGCCGTACTGTCAGCCCACGACACGATCGCTGAGTGCCATGTCACCGCCACGTCCAGTATTCACTGTGAGGAGCGGATGCCAATCAATCAAGAGGCCGTGTGCATGGCCGCTGACCCGGAGTTTGCAGAATGATCCAAGCCCTTATTGGCCCGATCACAGGCCTCCTCGATAAGTTTGTCGAAGACAAAGACCAGAAGGCAAAGCTGGCGCATGACCTTGCCACGATGGCAGAGCGCCACGCTCAGGAGCTGGCGAAGGGTCAGCTTGAGATCAATAAAGCGGAAGCCCAGCACAAGTCGATCTTCGTGGCAGGCTGGCGTCCGTTTCTTGGCTGGTGCTTGAGCTTCGCAATGGCTTGGCATTTCGTCCTGGCACCCATGACGATGTTTGTCGCCGGCTGGTCTGGCGTGACAATCCCGGAGCTGCCGGTCTTTGACATGGACAGTCTGATGACCGTTTTGCTGGGCATGTTGGGTCTGGGAGGCTTGCGCAGTTTTGAAAAATACAAGGGTTTGACCAGGTAGATTGGTTACTTTTCGTTAGGCTCTCGTGGGCGTGGTTACTTTTTGGTTACTTTCTGCGGAGTGTCAGTGTTTCTCTAGGGTTTCGTTAGGCTCATAACCTGAAGGTCGCAGGTTCAAATCCTGCCCCCGCAACCAAAAATCACACAAAATCAGCGCATTACAGCCCGCCAGGTCGAAAGACTTGCGCGGGCTTTGCTTTTTTGGCTCTATGTCTCAGGTTACTTTTTGGTTACTTTGTGTCAGGTTTTCGCCCTCTTATTTGCCTTTATGCTTTACTTTCAGGCATAAATGCTCATAATAAGAGAGTAACCAGTCAACAGGGAGACAACGATGACTGACTATTGGTTCTCAAGAGAAGAGTGTTCTGACTTTTATGCCCAGCTTTGCGCTGATGTAAACGAGGCATCGAGCAACGAGT